AGAATCGTGGTATGACGATTCAATAAAGTATCCTATAAGAAATACGACAACCGAGCGTAACGAACTCGGTCAATACAAATGTGGAAAGAGATTATTGACTCAAATGGTGGATTGACAACACAACCAGGTTCTATTTACGACAAGCTAGGTATTAATGTAAATATTAGTATTATCAATGATGCAACGCAGTCAAGTAATGCGCTTATAAGTGGAAGCTTGGACGCAGCAGGATATACCGTTAATAGAACAGCATTTTTATCTAATAAATTTTCAGAAGCAGGTGTAGACGTTGTAATGCCATACATCACTAATTTCTCAAATGGTGGTGATGGAATTATTGCAAAATCTAGTATTACATCTGTTACAGACCTTGTAAATGCTAAAATTGGCGTTCCGCAATTTTCAGAGGCGCATTCATTAGTTGTATGGTTTGTAAATCAGTCTGACTTAACAGAGGAAGAAAAGCAGCAGATTATTAATAATCTTATTTTCTTCGAGACTCCTGACGAAGCTGCAAAAGCATTCTTTGCAGGACAGATTGATGTAGCAGCAACATGGGAACCTTATTTAACTCAGGCTCAGAATATGTCTGATGCACATATATTATTTAGCACTGCTAGTTCTTCAAGTTTAATTATGGATGGAATTTTATTCAATAAAGAGTTTGTTGATAAATATCCGGAAGTTGTAACTGCTTTTATTGATGGAGCATTACAGGGTGCAGATTTATATGAAACAGATATGACATCTATTAAAAAAGTAATGCCTATGTTCTCTACGTCATCAGACGAAGACATTATTTCTAACTGTCAGTCTGCAAAACTTATGACATATGCAGATAATATGAATGTACTTAACGGAACGGCAAAATCCATTTATACAAGCATGTGCGATGTTTGGTCTTCAGTAGGAGAGAGTGTAAATAAAGACGCTGTTGATGATATTTTTGATGACACATTAATATCTACGCTTGCATCAAAATACGATCAGAATGACGTCACTGAAACAGATGCTAATGTAACTATAACAGAAGAAAATAAGCAGGAAGCAATAGATGCAGAAGCCTTATTACAGAAATCTGCGACAGTTAATTTCATTGTTAGCACTGCTAAATTCACAGATGCAGCAGAGGCAACTCAGACACTCGATGAATTTATTGATATTGCAAAGGTATTAGACGGAACAATTATTGAGATTGCAGGAAATACAGATCCAAATCCTGACATTGACCCGGATGATACAGCAAATAAAATGCTTTCGCAGCAGAGAGCTGAAACTGTAAAGCAGTATTTTGTTTTAAATGGTATATCTCCAGATAGAATAGTAGTTGTAGGAAATGGTTCTAGTAATCCGGTTGTAGATAATGATACACCTGAGCATAGGGCTATGAATAGAAGAACAGACGTGTCATTCAAATGTCTTGAAAGGGAATAAAAAATGTATATTACAATTGATGTATTTGCATTATTCATAATGTTATTTATCGTGTTTCTAATTGGTTTTTATATTGGAATTAGAAACAGAAAATGTAAGTAATTTTATAGCCGTACATAGTGTCAGAGCTATGTACGGTATTTACAAATAAGGAGAGGCAAAAATGAAAACAAAAGCAAAAAAATTAGTAAAACTATTAAAAGAAAATAATATGAAAATTTCAACAGCAGAATCATGTACAGGAGGAATGATTGCTTCAAATATCGTAAGTGTTGAAGGCGCATCAGAGGTGTTTGAAAATGGATATGTAACATATTCTAACGAGGCTAAAAGCAAAATGATATGTGTTAATAAAGATATTATTAATCAATTTGGTGTTGTTAGCGAAGAGACCGCAAAGGAAATGGCGCAATGTGTTAGCACAATTGCGGAAACAGACGTTTCTATTGCTATTACTGGATATGCAAGTAAAGTTGACTATGACGATGTCTATAACATTGGGGATGTATTTATAGCAATTTACATCAAAGGTCAAATGTATGTAATAAAAACATGCATTGACGATTTCAAATATAATGAAAACTCTGAAAAAATGAGAAATGAAATTAGAAAAACAGTTACAAAGATTGCAATCAAAGCTACCTGTAATTTGTTGTGTGAATTAACAGAAATATCTGATACGAGGTGGCAAAATGAAGAATGCAAAATTAACGGAACAAGTTTCTGATGAATTAAAAGAGTATATTGAAAGCAATCCGAATGTAAATTGGCTTGAAATATTAAATCATCTAACGATAAAATTCGTTTCTTGTGATAGAAGTGATTTTATTAATATATACAATAAGTTTGTTTTTGGTGGGAATTTTACGGAGGACGCTGAATGAAAAATATTATCAATATAATTATGGGAATAATTATCTCTTTAATATTCATGTTTGCTATTATCGCAGTATTTGGAATAACTTGGATTACTAGCTGTGGCATTGTTGTAGTTATATGTAGGTTTGTTTTTGGAGTAACTTATACATACAAGATGCTCATTGGCGGAACATGCTTATGGCTATTTTGTGGGATTATTATAAGCGCGTGGAATGATGATTTTGGAGGCTAATTCATGAAAGAAAAAATGGCAGCATTTATTATAACTATTATAATTTTTATAATTATTATGTTTGTCAATAAAACAATTTTTGAAGTGGTTATATCATCTGATATGCCTGAGTGGTTAAAATATATGATTTTAAGATAATAGTAAGGGTGGTTTATATATGTATCAAAATTGTTGTAAGAAATGTGGAAGTATATCATTACATGCAGAAGTAAAAGGAAATAATACCGGTTTATATTGTGATGATTGTGGTGTATGGATCAAATGGCTAGGTAAAGATGAGTTAAGAGCATTCGAACATTCTATGAGAGAAGCTACAAAAAATGAAAGAGAGTCAGTTAGCGAATACATTAAAAGTATAAGTAAGCCAACAGGCGTAAGTTTTTCTGAACAATCTATCGTCGATAGATTACAACGTTTTCTTGAGTTCTTAGACAAAACTATTGATAAAGAATATGAAAAAGTTGCAATTTCAAAAGAAGATATAATAAGAAAAAATGCTTATTGTATGGTTCTTCAAAAAGATAAATTGGCTATTGAAAATATTTTATATGGCAAGGAGTTTGACGCTAAAAGCTGATGTAATTAACCGTATAAAATTAAATTGTTATTGAAATAAATATTAAGAAAATTGAGGTGTTTATATGGATATTAAGAGATATTCAAAACTCATACAATACAAAAGCGAATTAGACCAGGCATGGAAAAGATGCAATCCAGTAGCATTATATAATACAGATTATGACGCTACATTACAGCAAGCAAAATTAGATGGCTATAAGGTGCTTAGAAATTCTAAAGGTGAGCATAAGTTGATTGATAAAACCAATGGAAAGCCTAGTACAGCCGAGGTATTTAATGAGTTATTTAGCGGAATATTTGGAGAATAATGACACTATTAGATATTGCTAAAATAATAAAAGATTTTCCAATGCATATAACAAGAGATAAAGAAGCATACGCATATATTAACAATGATACATACAGAATCAATAAAATTAAATATGTAGATGGAGAGCCTGTTGGTTTTTACTTAGAATTTATACATCATGAGTAGCTACTAATTCACGCTACTCATTAATTATATGGAGGTTTTATGGATAACTATTGGAATAGGAAGGTCGAACTTACAGCAAGAGCTAAGTCGCATACAAAGCTTATGGAAGATAAGTATAAAGATGAGATTGAGATGGCTATAAATAATACAGTTATTTTTGATAAGTTTGAAGATGAAGTAAATAATATTAAAACAAAATATACAAAAATTTCTGTATTAGATACAGATTCTGTTGGTGCCATATTTGCAAAACAAAATGGAAGTAAAATTGCGGTATTAAATTTTGCATCATATAAAAACCCTGGTGGAATGTTTATAAATGGATCTAGCGCACAAGAAGAGTGCCTGTGTCATGCAAGCTTTTTATATAATGTATTATTAAGCTTTATAA